TGATCCATAACCTGACAAAACGATTCAAAAGTGGGAAACATACCAGCATAATTTTCGTAAATACGTTTTCTGTTATTGATATAAGGTTCACGAAGTATAAATGTATAATCAATATTTGTTCTAAGATTTGGCGGCACACCCAAAGGATATTGCATTGTAATAACAGTCATAATTTTCCAGTGTCGTCCATTCATAAATAGTAATCGCATCATTTTGTCTTTAGACCAAGTGTTATCCCAAAGACAATCATCAAGAATAACAAACGCACGACCATCAATATTACTTCTACCATATGCTTCATTTTCCTTTTTAATTTGTTTCATTACAATTTTTTGACGTTTTAGAACATTTTCTATAATGGCGGTATTATATTCATCATGAATAAATAATTTGGGAACATGTTTACCATAAAAACCATTGCCAGATTCTGTTCCAGCTATTACTGTTCCAATCGGAATATCTTGGTGATAATATAATAGATCACGAACAAGATAACTTTTACCAGTATCACGTCTACCAATAAAGACAACAACTGGTCCGTCATTACCATTTGGATTAAATTTAACTCCTTTCATATCAAATTTCTTGAGTTCCAAGTTCATACTATATCTTTATATCATAAAAGATATTACAAAACGCAATTAGTTTATTTTACATTAATATTTTTTTCAATTATTATAAATGTTTGAATTAAACTACACAAAACATAAAAATAATTTATTATTTGAAACTTTAGAAAAAAACGAAATGACTAAACTTCAAAATTATATTCCAATTTATGAAAAATGGTTTTCACTAAATCCAACAAATTTTAATAATATTAATTTGAATCAGAAATATTCAATTCACAGTGTAATAGAAAAGAAAACTGATAATAAATATTATTGTAAATTAGTAAGTCCATTAAATAATCAGAAAAAAATGTGTTTTTTTAAATTTTCTCCGTTATTGGATCCTGTGAGATATATGGTTGGCAAATACACTATAACAGATAAGTTGTTAAATTTGCCCAAATTATCAAATAATGATTGTCACAAGAAAATAATAGATAATAATAATTCAGCTTATGTAGATGGTTTTTTTTCTTATTTAACGAGTCAATTATTACATACAAACCGTTTTTGTCATGGATTAGATTTTTTCGGTTCTTTTATCGGTGTTAAAAAAAAATTTAAGTATAATGTATTTGATGATTTAGATTATCTGAGTGAATCAAAATTTTTCCATGCAAATACGGGGTCATTATTTAATTTAAACGGATTAGATGAAGATTTATTTCTTCATGACGAATCACGAAGAGAGAGACCGCCTTTAAAATTAGGAGAATGTGTTCAGCAATCATCAGTTTCAACCTTCAATCAGTCATTATTTGATAAGGTTTTTTTTAATGAAAACAATACAGTTGATTTATCACAAAATAAGAAATTAATTTTTACGTATGACTGTTCAAGTAATACATTGACAAAATTATCAAAATTATCAAAATCATCACATTCATCTTCAACATGTTCATCTCGCTCTTCGGTGACAGATTTGTCTTCTGATGACGACTCTGATTCGGGCGATTCTTGTTCTGATTCGGGTGATTCTTGTTCTGATTCGGGTGATTCCTTTTCAACAAATGCTGATATGGAGGAAGAAATGAATATTGTAATTAATGATTTCCCTGTTAATATAATTTGCTTGGAATCATTAGATAATACATTTGATTCTTTATTAACAAGCAATAAACAAATCACTATTCCAGAGTGGAAATCATTTATATTTCAAATTATAATGACTTTAATCACATATCAAGAATTATTTAAATTTACACATAATGATCTCCATACAAATAATATTATGTTTCAAAAAACAGATAAGCAATTTATTAATTATTATTATAAAAAAAAATACTATAAGGTTCCTACATTCGGTAAAATTTTCAAAATAATTGATTTTGGAAGAGCTATTTATTGGTATAAAAATAAAATTGTTTGCAGCGATAGTTTTCATCCAAAAGGTGATGCAGCAACACAATATAATATAGAACCGTATTTGAATAAAAAAAAACCACGAATAGAACAGAATTTTAGTTTTGATTTATGTCGTCTAGCATGTTCTTTATTTGATCATTTTGTTCCTATTTTTGAGATGAAAAATAAAGTCAAGCATCCAATTGGAAAACTTATTATTGAGTGGTGTACGGATGATAATGGGCTAAATATATTATATAAAAAGAATGTCGATGAGAGATATCAGGATTTTAAGCTATATAAAATGATATCAAGAAAGGTTCATCGTTGTATACCTCAAAAACAAGTAGACAAAGAACTTTTTCGCGAATATCAGGTAACTAGAAAAGAAATAGGAAAAAAAAAACGATTTATCAATCTTGATATGCTATTTGATTCAATGTAATTTTTTATAAATGTTTGTTTATAAAAAGTTAAAAATCTGGGTCATTTGTAAAAACCTTTGGATCACCGCTCATTATATTTTGTAATGGTACTATTTGATTTAAAACGAAATTGCCAATGAGAGCGCTTATATAAACTAATAAGGTATCACGAAATAATATTTTTAATGGTTTGTTTTCTTTCATAACATATCGCATTTCTATAAAACGAAATAGAACATAAATAATTGCAACAGCAGAAGCTAGCAAAAAAGGTGAATGCGTCATTACTATATTTTAAAAAAATTAAATTACTAATTTACCGCATTAAGCGAGTATTTCAACATCTGTCAAAATTGGATTCTTTTTTAATACCTTTGTATTATCTAATACCTGTATATCTAAATCACCCAACTTAATATCTGGTTGGTCCCTAAAGATTGTTAATTTATCATCATCGCCATCATCTTGTTCTTCAGCTTTTCTTTCATTGTTACGTTTAGTTGCAATTTTTTCCAATCGTTCAATTGTTTTGGGTGCTGAAATATTTGTTTTCTCTTTTGTTTCAGCATTATATTCTATATCTGTATCGCTAAAACTTAATCCTTTGGTTTTTGGTGACAACGATTTTTTTTTTGGTTCAGTTATTTCTGGTGTTACTTTATCAACTAATTTTGTATCTTTCGCCTTTGCAGTCTCAATATTAATTGTTTCACCAGCCATTTCTTTTTCTTCTATTTTTTCTTCTATTTTTTCTTCTACCTTTAGTTCTACCTTTTTTTCTTCTTGTTTTTCATTGCTTTCCGCTTTAGTATCAACTTTAACAGTTTCATCATTTTTTTTCACAGTAATATCTTTTGTATTTTTATCTTTGTTTTCCTCTTTCTTTGCTTCTTCAACAATAGTTGCAGAGGCATCTGTCACAACTTCTTCAATAATCTCTTCTTCAACAGTATTATCAATATATGAGCGAAGAATATTTTCAACTGGCATACTCATGCGAATAGCATCCAAAATACAATCTCTACAAATTTTATCGCATTCTCTCATTGATTTTTGGTATTGTATTGGGCTCAAATTTTTATCAAACAAATAAACATTGCTATAAATTTTTCGTGCAAACAAGATATATACTTTGTGAATAAAATCAGGAAGCTTAGGTATATCTAAATCTATTTTTTTCTGTTTCGTTCCCACACGAATACTGGTAAGAACTTTAAGTTGTGTTATATGAACACATGTAATTAAATCTTCTAGATAATTGCAACCGCTTTGTTCTATAATACGTTTTGTTTCTTCGTCTATAATTGTTTGATTCCATTTCGGCACTCTAGAGAGAAAATTCTGAAATGTCATTAAATATTTTTTTTCTTCATCATTTGCTACACATAAATCCCAAGCCTCCTTTAAAATAGATTTAATTCCTTCAATCGTTAATGGCGCTAAAATATTTAACAAACGAATACTATATTCGTTTTTGGCCTCAGATAACATAGAAATATTATAATCATCCATTTTACATAATTTGTATATTTTCTAAATTGAAATCGGGACGCATAAAAACAAAATATAAAATATTAAACATTAATAATTTATCACTTCTAAACTCTTTGCGTATTTCGTCAAAATGTAACAAATAATACGACTTTTTTGGTTCAGACATTATATTATTATTTTTAATGAAATTAAGTAAATTTAAAGCATGATAACCCTTTTCATATAATTTTATAACAAATGTAATACACGATTTTAATGTAGAATAATTCTTCTTATTTGTTATTTTTTGTATCAACCACTTTTCTCTCTTTTTGTCTAGATCATTTCCTTTAAAGTTCTCTAAATTATATAAATGTAAACTTTGTCGACAGTCATTGATAGTTGGCAATGGTATATAAATATCACAAAACCGCGACAGAATAGGTTTCAATAATTTATTTTTATTTTCTACAACAATAAAAAAACGTGTGGTATGGCTAAATTTTTCAATACAGCGCCGCAATGCTGATTGCGCATCAGTTGTTAACTTGTCTGCATTAAGTAAGATGATGCTTTTGAAAAAATCGCCCGATTTACTTTGAATATTTGTTTTGGCAAAAAATTTTAACTCGTCGCGAAAAAATCGTATTCCTTTACTATGTGCGCAATTAACACACATTACATATTGTGTTATTTTTTCTTTATTGTAATGATAAATTTCTTTTATAAAGAACTCTAGAATATGACGTTTTCCACTTCCTGATTCCCCATAAAAAATAATATGAGGGATTTTTTTATGCTCAATAAAATACCGCAGTCTATTCTTTATTAACGGATGAATATCCAGATTCTTCATAAATATTCTTTATTTTAAATCTTTAATAAAGAATTAAGACTATATTATATATTATATATGAAAACTATCATTCAAATTGGATTGAAACGCAGCGGAAATCATGGGTTACTTAATCTTATAAAAAAAAGTTGTTCCGATAACAAGATTATTCATTTAAATGATATAACTGTTTTTTCCTACGAATTATATAAAAAATATTCACAAATAGCAATTGGTGAAAGAGAGAAAAATAATAACTGGGCTGGCTTTAAAAATGCGGATTTGGTATTAATATCTATTGAAAATCAAAATATTGATAAACTATTTATGGAATTAAAAAA